CAACGATACGGAAAAAAAGATGGCAAGAACAGAAATGACTTGCTAAAGGTGATCCATTATGGTATAATGGCACTTCATAATCACGATACAACGGAGAATAATTGATATGAAACTTAGTAATGATACACGAGAAGTTCTAAAAAACTTTTCTACCATTAACCAGAATCTTCTGGTAAAAAATGGAACTGTGATTGGAACAATGTCAGCGATGAAAAACATCGTTGCAAAGGCAACTGTTCCAGATACTTTCAACAATGAATTTGCCATCTATGACTTGAACGAGTTCTTGTCTGCAATGTCTCTATTCAAAGACCCAACTCTTGCATTCGATGAAAAGAGTGTGCAACTTAATGAAGAGGGTGGTGGTAGTAAACTGACTTATATGTTCAGTGACCCATCTATCGTGACTGCACCCAAAACAGAAATCACTATGCCGAGTGTAGATGTAGAGTTTACCTTTACACAAGATACATTCAATCAAATCCTCAAGGCATCTGCTGTTCTTGGTGTTCCAGATGTAGTTCTAAAAGGAACTGCTGGTGGTACAATCGACCTTACTGTCACTGACAGGAAGAACGATACCTCTAACGACTTCAGTATCACAGTTGGTGACAGTTCACCATCTGATTTCACATACTACTTCAAAGTAGAAAACCTTAAACTTCTTTCTGGTGATTATAAGGTACAAGTATCCGAAAAGGGCATTTCACGTTTTGAAAATGTATCCAAACCTATCGAATACTTTATCGCTCTCGAAGCTGCCTAAACCAGAAGGAAATATATTATGAATGATGTGATGCTGTGGGTGGAGAAATACCGCCCATCGAAGATTAGTGACTGCGTTCTCACTGATGATTTGAAAACGACTTTCCAGACCTTTGTGAATGAAGGACACATACCAAACCTTCTTTTATCGGGTGGGCCTGGTGTAGGTAAAACCACGGTTGCAAAAGCAATGCTTGAGGAACTAGGTGCTACTTATATGATGATTAACGGTTCT